TCAGAAGTTTAAATAATCTGCTAGCTTTTGGCTGGTATTTTCAGCTTGTTGTGGTGTAACGTGGCTATAAATGTTCATGGTTGTTTTGACGTCTTTATGACCTAGTCGCTTTTGCACCTCATTTATCGATGCCCCAGCTTCAAACATGAGAGAACAAGCAGTATGCCTAAAGCCATGTGGTGTGATTTTAGTTAGATTTAAACCATCTTTTTCAGCTTTGCTATATATCCAGTCAAGCCAATCATTTACAACTTGTGGATAATACAGGTCATTACTCATGTTACTAAACATTAATTGCTTAGAAGTAGAAGTGCTATAGCCTAGTTTCTCATAGTCTGATTTTTGAATACTAAACCAATTTTGTAAAATTTGTATTGTTCTATCATCTAGGCTGATAGTACGGTATGAGTTTTTTGTTTTGGGTGTCTGTAATACTATTTGATCGTGTTCATCTACAGCAATTGTCTTACCTATAGTTAGGGTTTTATTGGCTATATCCAAGTCAGATAAATATAAGCCCAATGCTTCAGATTTTCTCATACCTGTAATAGCCAGTAAGCGAAAGAAGGCATAATATTTATAATTGTCTAGTGTTTCAACGTATTTTAGGAATTCGTTAAGTTCATTTTTATTATAAAAATTGGGTGCTTTTTCGTCCTCTTTTTTTCGTGGTAGAATTGTTTTTCTCATTGGGTTATCTTTCATCAACTCCATAGAGACACCATAACTCATTACTTGAGCAGCAGCACGTCTAATATAATGATACTGTTTATAGTTATCGTGCCATTCATTCACACATTTTTGACAAAAAGAAACGGTTATCTGATCTAATTTTAACTTACCAAGTTTTGGTAAAACGTGACCTTCAATAAACCGTCTACTTGTTGCTATCGATGATGCTTTAACACTTTTTCTATATTGTAATAACCAATCATCATATAGTTCTTCAAATGTAATTGAGCGTTTTTTTCGTGAGCCTTTTAATATCTTGGCTTTCAATTTATCAAGTTCAATACTCGCTTCAGCTTTTGTGTCAAAACCTCTACGAGATGTAACTATCTTCTTATCAGTTAATGGATCAGTAGCAATATATCCGCTGAACAACCATTTTCTTTTATTGTTTTTATCTTTGTATTGTTCAAATTTAGCCATAAGATTCCCTTTTATATTTAGTCATCTGATATTTTCATCACTGATTTTTTAGATAAATTTTCAAAATCAGTAACTGGATTCAAAGTCAGTGCTATATCGTACATTTTATTAAAAAGATCTTCATCAAAGTTGGTTCGATTATCTTGGCAGACTGATGCTAGCAATTGTAACGACTTACGAGGTATTTCAGGATCTTTTTTAACACCTTTTCGATAAATGAAATTTATCCAAATTCTATCAAGTTCTTTTTTAGTTTCTATGTCTTGACTTGCATCATATTTACCGAGCAGATAATCTACTGTAACATTTCCAAGTTCGGCGATTCTTTTTAACCTTTTAGAGTTGGGAAGGTTTTTCCCTGTTTCCCAGTTGCTAACTGTACCGCTTTTAGCTTTATCATCAATTTTTTTAGCAAATTGCTCCATACTATCTCCGAGAATCTGTCTAATATTTCTTATTCTTTGGCCAACAGATTTAGGGTCATTTGGGGTTATTTTCATATTTGTTATCCTCTAATTATTGTCTTTAATAATAATTCTACAACATTTTACAAAGAAATGCAAAGTTATTATTGACAAAATAGAAATCATATGTTTTAATAGGTTTGTACTAAGAAATACAAAGAAAGGAGAGGGATATGAATAAGATTATTGGTTATAGGAAAATGTTAGGATTTACTCAGACAGATTTAGCTAAAGAATTTGGAATATCTTTACAAGCTTATCGGTTAAAAGAAAATGGAACTACAGCATTTAAGGATTCTGAAAAAGTTTTATTTAAGAATTTGCTTATTCCTATTTTTCCGAGCATTACAATAGATGATATTTTTTTTAGCTAATTCGCAAAGAAATACAAAGAACCAAAAAGGAGGTGATTAAATGAAATTAGAAGTAGACTTGTCAGAAAGTGTTGAGCAACAATTGGCAGAGGTAGCTAGTAGAGTATGGCAGAATGCAATGGAGAATGAGTTGAAAAGACGAAGTTTTCCAGATTGGATGGATTTAGAAACAACTTGTGATTATTTAAAAGTATCAAGGTCAAACCTAGCTAAATTTATTAAAGATTTAGAGTTTCCAGTTTCTGTGATCAATCAGACGAAACGTTGCAACAAGAAAAAAGTAGATGCCTGGATGGCACAATTTGAAGTTTAATATTGGAGGAAAACAATGGAAACAAGAAATGTAAAAGAAATTCTCAATGACTTATCAAGTCTATTAGGTGAAATTGCTGATTTAAAAGATGGTGAAAATTATCCCATCAAAATTGATGGTGTCGCAACAACTGAAAGTGCGTTAGAACGTGCTAAAACACTAGCTAATGTTTCACTTGAAAATAATTTATATGAATTATTTGAGTTGTTGGGTTTAGAAGAAGATTGAACATGAATCAGGGTAAAGAAAAAAACCTTATCACAATAAGTCTTGGCGGACAGTGATAAAGGTTACTTATACGGTGTTTTATAGCCGTTTCTCTACCCTCTATTATACCATAAAATAGGGAGAATTAAAAGATGAAAAATGTACGTGAAGAAATTGAAAAAGCAACGACAAGAAATACAAGTTTTGAAGAATTTAACCCAGTATTTAAGGATTTGTATTTCAGTTTAGCCTTTCTTGATGAAAGTAGTGGTTCGAAAATTGAAGAATTTGATGTCTATTTTGCTTTGATGTCTGCATATAATGTAGGATTTTATCGGGGTAAGAAAGCCCACAGACCCTCTAAATGGATTGATGAAGAATTTAAAGAATCTGATACTTTTTGGGAGCTATATAGCAAAGTAAAAACTGAAACTGCTAAAAATCTATATGGTGGCAGTAAATATAGAGATTCTAGAGATTTTGGCGCTTTAGTTGCTCGTAAAATGTACGAGGCTGGTATAGCTGAAGAAAAATCTAATTGGACAGCGTGAGAGGGGCAGTATGACACCAAAACAACAAGCCTTATTCTGTATTAGCCAATCTATTCATGTTATAGCTGGGTACCCAGTTGGTAAAAGTGAGAGGGCGATTATTAAGGGTACTGCTGAAGGTACTCTCAATAAAGATTTAGTAAATGCTTGGTTTGATGAAATCCCTAACAGAAATATTCTGATTAATCTTAAAAACAGTAATTTAATTTGTATCGACTTAGACCAACACAAGGACGGTCAAAATGGTGTTAAGGCATTTAGTGCTATATGGAAAGAAAATAGTCAAGATAAAAAGTTAGATACTTATGTTGAAAAAACCCCAACAGGTTCGGGGGTTCATATTTTCTTTAAAGTGACTAGTGAGGTATTCTCTAAGCCTATTGTGAACGAGATAGCGGACGGTGTGGAGATTAAAACACACTTTACACCTATCTACCCAAGTAAGCGCACAGACGGCTTATATCAGCCTTTTAAACAAGATGATACCCTCGCAAATGTTGCTGATTGCCCTAGCTGGTTAATTGATATGATCCACAAACCGCCTAAAAAGCAAATGGCATCTAAAATAGGTAAAAGAACCTATGGTGCTGAAATATGGGAACTATTTAATCAGGGTGCTACCGAGGGTAAACGAAATAATGACACTAACCGTATTCTTCATTATTGGCGTAGAATTGGTATTGATCCTAGTATTTGCATGGATTTGTTACTGGCGTTTAATAATAGAACTAGTCCGCCACTTGATGATGATGAGTTGACCACAATATGGAAAAGTGTATTCAAAATGATATAGAAAGGGATAAATGGCATCAGAAAAATTAATTGATTTAGCAACAAAAACACCTAAAGCCCGACAAGATGATGAGTTACCAAAATGGGCTGGTTATGATGAAAAAGGTAACTTGAAAATAAATGCTTCTCTCTTGGGATATGAAATCATGGATGAAGTCCCTATGATACGATCTAATGAATTATCGTATGGGGCAAGGTTTGATAAAACAACAGGGGCATGGCGTATGGATAGCCTAGGCGATTACCTAGATGGTTATATCACCAAGAAACTTGAAACCGTTGGCAAGTGGTCGCAACAAAAATTATACGAGACCAAGAAATTTATTATGATTAAAATTTTTGATGAAACTATGAAAGACAATCCATTTAATCATAGTAAACCTTATCTCGTAAATTTTAAAAATGGTACTTATAATTTGAATACTAATCAAATGAAGCCACACGATATTAAAGACTACATTATGCAAAGTCACAATTATTCTATTGATCCAGATACCCAAGAAGTACCGATTAAGACGGTAGAATGGCTGAAAGATTTGACTGGGGATAGTGATAGTGTTAAATATTTACTGGAGATGATAGGTTATTGCTTTTATAGGAGCTATGCACCATTTCAGACTATCACAATATTACAGGGTGCTGGGGCTAATGGCAAGTCAACATTTTTAGAGTATTTAACAAAGGTACTATGCCATGAAAATATTAGTAATGTGACTTTACAAGATTTGGGAAATGCACAAAATCGTTTTGCTAGTAGTAATCTGTTTCAGAAATTAGCTAATATCTTTGCGGATGTTGATTCAGAGTTTATCAAGTCAACTGGTGTATTAAAAGCCTTGACTGGTGGAGATCGATTATCTGCTGAACAAAAAGGGAAAGATGCCTTTATGTTTGTTAATTTTGCAAAATTGATATTTAGTGCTAATGAGTTACCAGCCTTTAATGACTTCACATTGGGGTTTGAGAGACGGTTATATGTTGTTCCGTTTGGTTGTATTATAGACGATGCATTTAAACGGAAGCATGATTTAAAGGCGATTGAAGCAGAGATACCATTACTTGCTTTATATAGCATGAATATGTTTAAGTCTGCTTTAGACCGAAAAGAGTTGACTGTATCAAATAAGATGCGGGAGGTCAAAGATAAATGGCTTAAAGATTCTAATCATGTTTTGAGGTTTATTGAAGAGAAGTGTGAAGTTGATATGGAATCAAATGAGGGAGATCCCTCAAAAGCTATCTATGAGTCTTATCAATCATTCTGTTATCAAGAGAGTTTGCGTGAAATGTCACAGCCTAAATTTACTAAGCAATTAGAGAAGGTCGGGATATTCAAAGTAAAACAAAGTATAAATGCAACAAGAATGTGGCGATATAAGCATTTGAAGCTAAAGGATGAATTTGATTATTATAATAAATAATGTCTACCCCTACAATAACTGTAAAAAGTATGGACACTTTGGACAGGTAAATAGAAACGTTGATATGGCGGTGTTTATTGAACGTTAATAATAATAAACTTAATAAAACACTTGGACACTAGGTTGGACAGGTAATTGAGGTGTCCAAGTAGGTGTCCAACCATTTTATGAATATATCGAAAATATAATACCTAGAAACGTTGCTATTAAGCTATTTATAAGCAAGTGTCCAAGATGTCCAATGTTTATTGAGTTTTTGCAAGGGTGAACATATAAAATAGAAAAGAGAAAATAGAAATGAAAAAAATCGAGAAGATTGTTTACGAAATTGCTGGTGAAGAAGTTGTTATGGAAGTTGGGGAACGAGGTGTAACAGACATTTCATATTATGAAAAAAGAAATTCTTATAAAGTATATAAACAGGATGAACTAGATGTGGATAAGCATATTCTTTATAAAGAGATATTTGATGTGAAAGTGGTCTGCTATGATGTCACTAGTCCTTCTACTAATAAATCTTTCTTAAAATCATGAAGCCACAGAAGCAATGTAATCATGCTGGATGTAGATGCTTAGTTGAATACAGTCAGAAGTATTGTGATAAGCACAAGCAATTAGATAAAATTATTTCAGTTGGTAATAAGTATTCTAATCGTAAAAAGATCGGTGGTAAATACTTTAAGTTTTATCATGGTAAGGAATGGACTAAGGCTTCACAATTATATAGAATAAACAATCCTTGTTGTGAAGAATGTTTAAATGAAGGAATTATCCGAAAAGCTGACGTTGTGGATCATATTGTGGAGTTACGTGATGATTGGTCTAAGCGACTGGATGAAACTAATTTTAAGTCATTATGTCATAGGCATCATAACACAAAAACAAGCGCAGAACGCCGTAAACGCACTACCCTAAAGGGTTAGGGGCGGGGTGTTTTGTTTGATGGGAAACGAGTATGGGGTCATTTTTTCACAAAAAGCCTTTTTGAAACTAAGTAACTGGTTAAGTAGCTATATCTAAACGTTTACACTTGTAAACTATAATGGTATAATAAGAGAGTAGGAGATTTTATGCAAGATAGCATGACAATTCACTTGTCAGACGGACGAAATAAGGAAATTGAATTGCCTAAATATGGCGAGATTAAATTAATTATCCGTAATGGCAAAATATGTGATATGGAAACAAATAATAAAGAAAAATTATATTAGTACACCTAAACGGTCAAACCGAGGATGTATTACTGGTAAGCAATTACTGGTAGTGCATCCTCTTTTTGTTAGAAAGGAGATAAATAAATGTCTAAGCCAATAAAATTACTGGAAGAAGTCAGTATGAATATATCAAATGAAGAGAAAATGCAACGTGAAGATGCCAAAAAAGAGTTGTTCTCATATCGAGAATTAGTGACAATAACGCCCCCTGACTGGATGCCAGCAAGTGCCATAAGTGAGTGGGATAGACTTGTGCCTATTATGAAAAAAGAATTTCCATTATCGGAAACGGACTATGGTTTGTTAATCTCTTATTGCTTGGCGTTTTCAAGGATAAAAACTGCTGAAGGCGAGATAAGAAAATTTGGTACATTTGTTACCAATGAAAATACTGGTGTCAAACGTGCCAATCCAGCTATTTCTGTTCAATCCCAAGCCATGAGAGATATGAAATCAAGTGCTGGTGCTTTGGGTATGACTTTAGAAGCACGGTCAAGACTTGCGTTAAATAAAGCAAAAGAAAATACAGCAGTTGATCCGTTTGAAAGTCTGGTGTCAAATGGATAAATATATCAAGGATGTTTTATCTGGTAAATTACTTGCTAGTAACAAAATCAAGTTAGCTTGTGAACGCCATGAGAACGATTTGAAAAAGGTTGATTTTCCTTATTATTATGATGAAGATGAAGCCAATAAAGCGATTCAATTCATGCAGTTGTTACCCAGTACTGATGGTAAACCTATTCAAGTATTAGGCTTTCAAAAATTCATTATTGGATCATTATATGGCTGGCGTGAAAAAGAAACTAAAAATAGGCGTTTCAATCGTGCTTTCATCTCTATGTCCCGTAAGAATGGCAAGACCTATCTAGCTAGTGGCATGGGTGCTAATGCGCTTATCTTAGAGAATGAGCCAGCAGAATCAAGACAAGTACTATTTGTATCAAATGCTTTGAAACAGGCTAAATTGGGCTATGATATGCTTTCTAATTCGTTGAGAAGTGCCACCAAGTCTAGTAAGTTTCTAAGGCAACAGCTTAAAATCATGAACTCTAAAATCGTTCACAAGCCCTCTAATAGCTTCTCTATGGCTTTGGCTAGTGAGACCAGTACATTGGACGGATTCGCTCCCACAACGGCTATATTAGACGAGTGGCACGAAGCTAAGACTAGAAAGACTTACAATGTCATTCGTTCAGGTCAAACCCAACAAAAAAATGGCTTACTTTGTGTGATTAGTACTGCTGGGCTAGATTTAAATGTGCCAATGTATGAAGAATATTTATTGCTTGATCGTATCTTAAAAGGCGATGAAAAAGCGGATAGGTATTTCATAGCGATATGGGAACTTGATGATACTACAGAAATTCATGATCAAGATACCTGGATAAAAGCCAATCCAATTTTTGAGAATGAAGCTATTAAAAAAGTGATGTTGCCAACTATTCAAGATGATGTCACGCTGGCTTTAAAACAAAATAGTCTTAATTCTGTATTGGTTAAAAATTTCAATATGTGGCGACAAGCTAGTGAAGATAGTTTCTTATCTGCTGAAGATTGGCAAGATGCGGAAGTGGCGGATGTTTCTGTTAAAGGTCAACCAGTTTATATAGGGATTGACTTATCTAAAACGGATGATTTAACCAGCGTTTCATGGATTGTACCTTTAGAAGATGGGCGTTTATATTGTGATTCTCATTCATTTGTGGCTACTAAATACGGCTTACAAGATAAAGAAAATCGTGATGGACTAGCTTATCAAGAATTGGAGAAGCAGGGCGAGTGTTCTATTACCCAATTAGAAAGCGGTATTGTTGATTATGATCAAGTATTTGAGTTTATTCAACGCTTAATTGGTGATAATGACTTTGAGTGTCTAGGTATCTGTTATGATCCTTATAATGCTAATAGCTTAATTGCTAAAGCTGAAAAAGCGAACTATCCTATGCTAGAAGTTCGGCAAGGTACGCTGACTTTGAATGTACCAACTAGAACGTTTAGGGAACAGGTTTATCAAGGTAATGTGATCCACAAGAAAAACACTATTTTAACTCATGCGGTTAATAATGCAATTACTAAAGTTGATAATAACGGTATTCAGATAAACAAGTCTAAAAACTCAAACAAAATTGACCCAATCGCTGCTTTAATTAATGCTTATGTATTTGCAATGGATCATCAACACAAAACAGAAGGGAGTAAAGCTGATAATGAATTTTATAAAAGTGAAGAATTTTCTTTCTAGTCATATCCATACACTCTTATTATTACTAGGATTGATGGCTGTTAATCTTGCTATATCCTTTCTGACAAATGCTTATTATGGTTTGTTAGCGCTGGGCATCACGCTTATTGGGTTAGCATTATTAATAAATTTTGAAAAGAAAGGAGGTTAAAAGAATGTCATTTTTTAAAACAGGAAACACTCAATCGACTACAGGAGATCCATTTTTAGATCATGTAGTTAGTATTCAGTCAGACGATTACACTACTAGTTATACTAGTGCCAACTCTATCAGAAATAGTGATGTCTTTACGGCAGTTAAGATTATTGCAAGTGATATATCATCTAGTCCGCTTCAGTTGATTAAAGCTAGTATGCCACAAGCTGATGATGAATTGATAAAGCTATTGAACGAGAAGCCTAATTCTGAGATGGACGGATGGCACTTTAAATTCGCTCTAGTGGTTAATATGCTTTTGAATGGTAATAGTTTTGCGGAAATCAAGCGACAAGATAATAAAATATCGGAGTTGCATCTATTACCTAATTCATCTGTAACCGTCAAACAAGCTGATAATGGCAAGGTCTATTATACGGTTGGTGACAGTAAACGCCGTCTAAATAATCAAGATATACTCCATTTCAAGTATTTCTCACAAGATGGCTTGACTGGTATTTCACCATTATATGCCTTACGTGATGAAATGAAGATCCAACATGCTGGAAATAAAACGTGGTTTAGTTTCTTCTCAAAAGGTGTTAATGGTAGTGGTATTTTGAAAGTCCATAAGTCAGATTTAGATGGTAAAGCCAAGCAAGCGATACGTGAAAAATTTGAGGAAGCTAATAGTGCATCCAATGGCGATAATGCCTTACGTACAATTATTCTTGATGAGACTATGGACTATCAGACACTAGAAATCAATACGGATGTTCTAAAACTAGTTAATTCTAGTGACTGGACGACTAAGCAAATTTCTAAAGCGTTTGGCATTCCATCTGAGAGACTAGGTGTTGAGAATGCACATTCAAGTAGTGTTCAAAGTAATCTGATGTATATTCAAAATACGCTTATTCACTATTTCAATGTGTTTGTTAGTGAATTTGATGGAAAATTAAAGTCTGATGTTGCCGAAAATTTCAGGTTTAACACGGATCGCTTATTGGAATCTGACCCAGATACAATGGTTAAAAATATTTTGGATCAGGTTAAAGGTTCATTGATTACAATAAATGAAGGTCGTGGAAAATTGGGGATGCCGTCTTTAGATGGCGGGGATAGATTACTTACTAGCTTAAATTACACTTATCTTGATGCCCTTGAAAAGTATCAATTTAGTGAGAAAGAGGAGAAAAATGGAATAAGAGAAACGATTGACGGAGGAAGCTGATTTATCAGCGGATGCGCCACAAACTGAAACAGAAGGTGAAGGTAAGAAAATATCAGGCTATGCCTTGAAGTTTGGCCAGCCCTCAAAAGATTTAGGTGGCTTTGTGGAAGTCATTACACCAGAAGCTTTAAAAGAAGTAGATTTATCAAATGTATTTCTGCTATATGGGCATGATTATTCTAAGCCATTGGCTAGTACTAAAGCCAATACACTTAAATTAGAGGTGGATGAAGTAGGGTTACATTTTGAAGCTGACCTGCCCAATACCTCTTATGCAAATGATGTCTATGAGAATGTCTCAAAAAAGATTTTGGATGCCATGAGTTTTGGTTTTGTATTGGGAGTGGACTCATTCGACAAAGCAGAAGATGGTAGTACGGTGCGATCTATTGAAAAAATGAAAGCATTAAATGAAATTAGTGTTGTGACTATCCCAGCTTATGATAGTACAAATGTTCAAGTAGATAAGCGTTCTTATGAAGCGTTTATGGATAACAACCAAGCAAATGGCAACGAAAATGCCTTAGAATCGAAATCTAAGACACAAAAGGAGAATAAAACAATGGAAAAAACTTTAATTGACAACAAACAAACTGAAATCCGTGGCTATGAAAATTATATCCGTTCACAAGGTGAAGAACGTGATGGCATCACAACTGAAAATGCGGCTGCGGTAGTGCCACAAGAAATTATTGGGGAAGTATTCGATCTTAAACGCTCAAATTACAATTTAGCCCAATATGCGACAGTTAAAACTGTTTCAAATGGTCAAGGTAAATACCCAGTAGCAACTAACCAACAAGCAGTTTTAGCAACTAAAGCTGAATTGGCTGAAATTGGTGATATTGATGCGGATATGTTTACACAAGTTGAGTATAAGGTAGAAACCCGAGCTGGTAAAATCGCTTTGTCTAATGAAGTCATTGAAGATTCACAAGTACCGATTGTTCAAGAAGTCAAAGCCCAATTAGTTAAGCTTGTGGAAAATACTGATAATAAGCATATTATTGATTTATTGAAAACTTTCACTAAAAAAGCAATCGCAACTTTAGACGACTTGAAACAAATTAATAATGTTGTACTTGATCCAGCGCTTAATAAAATGGTGATCCTCAATCAAAGCGGATTTAATCATTTAGATACTTTGAAAGATTCAGATGGTCGCTATCTCTTACAGTCAGATGTAACAGCGCCTAGTGGTAAGTCATTGTTTGGTATGCCAGTGGTATTGATTGCGGATGCTTTGTTTGCCAATCCAAAAGTTGGAACTTTTCCAATGATTATGGGTGATATTGCACAGTCTGTATTTGTGGCACGTCGTAACCAAGTGACAACACAATGGGAGAAATTCGATTATTATTCACAAGGTCTTGCGGTGATTGTTCGCAATGACTATAAGAAAATTGATAAAAACGCATCTGTTTATATTGAATTGACACCAGCAGGCGTATAACAGACAAGGAAGCGTGCTTATGGTACGTTTCTTTTTTGTTTAAATGTTGCCACGTGTCAACATTTGGCAACGTTTGGAAATATGACTAAACGTTCAGTCATTTAGACTGGAAACAGTAAATTATGACCCGAGTCAGAATTTGGCGTAATGTGTGAACGTTCACAAATACGGACACGTGGTCGCATTTAAATTCCGCCACGTGGCAGAATTTGACGATATAGTCATATTTGAATATTGCAACGTTGCAACATTTGCCAAAAACTAACCTATTCATTGTTTCTACAATATCAGAAACCGCACGTGCGGTTGTTCCTAAATAAGACAACGTTGTCCTATTTTAAAAAGCCCAACGTTGGGCAATATAGAAAGAGGTAAATAGTGGTAAAAATAGAAGATGTAAAAAATAGTCTGCGTATCGATCATGATTTAGATGATGATTTAATCGATCAATTAATTTATACAGCAAGTTCATATATTAAGAGTGCCATAGATAGTGAAGCCTTAGAGGGGGAGATTGAGGGCTACAAGCAGTTTGATTGGTCGGTGTCGCTATTAGCGCAACATTGGTATTTAAACCGACAAGAAGCAACTAGTGAGCGTATGCCTATCACGGTTCAATCGCTTATCCAGCAGATGCGAGGTGCTTATTATGCCACTCATTAAGAATGTGAATGAATTGACGAGTAGAATCCACTTTAAACAGCCAAAATATGGAAAAAATAAGATTGGTGATACAGTAGTTATTGGATATGAAGATAAAGCTACCATTTGGGGTAAAGTATTAAAACGATCAGTAACAAATACTTATACTGGTGGTGCAAATTGGGCAGACAACAAAGTCCAAGTAGCTATTAGACACTACCAAAAAAATGTAATTTCTCATGGTGATTATTTGACCTTTGATTCAGATACTCAGACTTATTCTGTGAAAGAGATCTATAGAGATGTATCTGAAAAAGAATATGACACACTTGTATGCGAGGAGGTCAAAGGAAAGGTAAGTTAAAGTCAAACTTGATACAGTTTTTAAAGAGTATATGGTCTTGGTGGTGAAAGATATAAAATTAGAAGTTAGCACGTCTTACGGCGTGTTTTTTGGTATAATAGATGCAATAGAGAAGTGAGGTAATGTAATGGGAATAACCGATAGTTTTTCAACTTTAAAAGATGTATTGATAGGAATTGACAACGTACAAGCAATTGGTACACTAATGGAATTACAGCAACAAGCATACTCAATTTTAGATGAAAATAGAGAACTAAGATTGAAGTTTGAAGAGATTGAAAGAGCTAATGAAATATCTGGGAACTTAAGCTTTAAGAATGGAGCATATTATTTACAGGATGATGAAAATCCATATTGTTCAAATTGTTGGGATCTAGATAAAAAATTAGTGCATTTGACACAAGCTCCAAGAGGAACAAGGCTAGGTAATAAAAGATGTCCAGCTTGTGCCAATTTTTTTACCGTTACTTAAAAGTAGTATATTAAAAAAAGCAAGGGCTTTCTATACTTACGTATAAAAATGCTATCTAAATGCTATCTATTTGTAAAAATATAGCTTAATATATGAGTTTTTATCCTCGGAAATATCTCTATAACCCTTGATATAACAGTATTTGTGATTATACGGATATCAAAAGCTTAAATGGAAGGGTCTGTGGGTTAGTTTAACTATATTATAAAAGAACGTTGATATGAGAGCGTTCTTTTTGTTTTTTGTGTTTCGTGTTTTTATAAATGCTATCTATTTGTCAGGAGTTTAAATAATCTGCGAGCTTTTGACGAGTATTTTCATCTTGTTGTGATCTAACGTAGTTATAAATGTTCATGACCGTTTTAAAGTCTTCATACCCTAATCGTTTTTAAACCTCATTTATTAATGGCCCGGCTTAAAACATTAGGGAGCAAGCCGTATATCGAAATATCGATAATTTTTAAATGTTTCAATATATCTATAGAGTGCAAGATTGAAAATTACAAGTAGTTTGATTGGTCGGTGTCACTATATTTAAATCGATAAAAAAATAGTGAGGGTATACCAATCACAGTACGGTCATTGATCCAGCAAATGCGATATGCTTATTATGCCACTCATTAAAAATACTAATGAATTGAATGACCATATTACTTTTATAAAAATTGAATCAGTAAATGGACCAGATCCGTCAGATGAAACTGAAACAGAATTATTTTCATGTTGGGTTAAAATTAAAATACGTGCTCAAAATATTAAAGATTATAAAGGTACTACCTTTGAAGATACAATGGAATTGTGATATCTCAAATTAAGAAACAGGTTATCACTAATAAAATGTTGGTGAAGTGGAAGGATAAAAGGTGCAATATTGTCAAAATCAATCCTGATACAGCTTTTAAAGAGTATATGGTTTTGGTGGTGAAAGCTACAAAATAAATTAGAATAACTGAAACTGATATTTCTATTTAAGTTTAGCCCGTCCTAGGACGGGCTTTTATTTTAAATTTTTTTTGATATAATGAGTATAATAGAATATTGAGGATATAATTATAATGAGTGATTATTATAAAGCAATAAGGAAAAAAATATTATAAGACTATAAAATGTTTGGTTGGGAAGAAAAGAGTTCTTACTATGGTTCTCTGTTTGTTATGATAGTCTGCATAATATATATAATATTAGCAGTTGATAAACAAAATAGTGCCAATATACCAATTATATTAACAATGATCATAATATCAGGAGTTTGCTATTTTTATTCAAAAAGGTGCAAGAAGAATCATGAGAAAATGAAGCTAAAAGCTATTGAAAAAATGTTAGATTCTCCTGATACAAATATAGAAATTATCAACGAAACGATAAATGAATTAGAAAAATATATAAATAAAACAAGGATTTTTGCAACATGGGCTACAGGAGTATTTGTAACTTTGTTGGTATTAATTATAGGCGGAGTATTTAATTTACTTGTTAAATTTTTTGACATTTTTATAAAAGAATTGCCAGAGAAAGAAGTAAGTACGTTTTTGACTGATATTTCTGGAATAACCCAACAAGATGTTATGTTGAGGATATGCGATTTATTAGCATCCTTAGGTCTCGTTATATATTTATTTTATCTTGTATCTCTAATATTTACATTTAATAAAAAACAAATATTGTTATTTGTGTATGATGTCAGATATGAGATGTTAAAAAATACAAAACAAGAAACAGATAGTAATAAGAATATTATCTAA